TAAATTATGTTAGGATTAAGTGCATTTTCAGAGTTTCCGTTTGCAACAGCAGGTGAGGATAGAAATGTAACTATTACGGTTACTAAGACATCGTTAACAATGACGATAGGTAGTATCGGTATTGCAGCTGATGCGATTACAGAGGATGCTACAGCAAACCCATTAACACTTGGTTTTGGTACTTTATCTATAACTGGACAAGCTAATTTAAGCCCTACAGGTAGCCCACTAACCTTGGCTACCGGAACAGCCACAATTACAGCAGATGCCAATATGTCAGTCTCTGGAAACGCATTGACTATGTCAACAGGTACTGTTACAGTAACTGCTGACGCAAATGTAGACATCACAGGTAGCCCATTAACACTAGCTACTAAAGACGCTACAGCGATAACATGGAGTGCAGTTGTTCCAGGCGCAACTATGGTCTGGACACCAATAGAACCTTATTAATATGGCATCAAGTTTTTCTACAGACACAAAATTAGAACTCATAGCAACCGGTGAAAAAGCTGGTCTATGGGGAACAATAACAAATACAAATTTACAAATATTAGAACAATCAGCTACAGGATATTTAAATCAATCCATGGCATCTGGGGACGTTACACTAACTTTAACTAATGGTGCAACTTCTGATGGTAAAAATGCTTTCTATGAATTAACTGGAACTTTAACTGCTAATAGAACTTTAACAATGCCCAGCGGTGCAGAGAGATCTATTATAGTAAAAGACTCTACAACTAGAGGAGCTTCGTCTTCACTCTATTCTTTATCTGTTGCTACAGCTAGTGGAACTAGTGTTCCCATACCAATAGGTGCGTCTGTTGCAGTTGTGTCAGACGGCACAAATATGAAATTAGGATTGTTATCTAAGGGTTATGGAACTATAAACTCAGCTTCTGTAACTTCTTATACAGCTGTCGCTGGTGATCAACTTCTAACAAATACTACAACTGCAGGTATTTCAATCACATTGCCTACATCAGCTGCGACCGGAGATGAGTTAACAATAGTAGATGCTCGAGGAACTTTTCAATCTAATAATTTAACTATTGCTAGAAACGGTCACAACATAAATGGATCTGGTGCTAATTTAATATTATCAACAAATGGTCAAGCCATAACTTTAGTATACGTTGATTCAACTCGTGGCTGGGCGTATAAAACAAACACGGCGTAGGGGGATGAATTATGCCTCTTGCAAGAGTTAATTTCGCACCTGGAATAGATAAACAAAACACAACTGTTGGAGCAGAAGGACGTTGGGTTGATTGTAACAACGTTAGATTTAGATATCAACTACCAGAGAAAGTAGGTGGTTGGTCTTCTTTAGTTACAGATACTATCGTTGGTGTAGCTAGAAAAATGTTTCCGTTTGTAGATTTAGATGGAAACCGATACGTAGCTATTGGAACAGATAAATTTTTATTATTATATTTTGAAGGTCAACTTTATGATATCACACCATTAGACACTCAAATAACAAATGCAACTATACAAACATTTTCTGGATCAAATTTAGTAACAATTACAACTAGCGCTGCTCATGGTTTAGAACCTGGTGATATTGTTTTTTTAGATGATACTACATTACCAGGCAGTAGTGGTTATTCTACTTCTGATTTTGATGGTAAAAAATTTCAAGTTACAAATGTCTTAAACGCCACACAGTTTCAAGTAACAGTCACAACTTCAGGCACACCAGCAAACGCTGGAGCTGGTGGCAGTATAGATATTGCACCTTATGTAAGAATTGGTCCAGCTGCACAATCATATGGTTATGGTTGGGGTATATCTGAGTGGCAAGGATCTGTATCTGGCGCTGCAACATCAACTTTAAATGGTGCATTATTAAATGACACAAATGGTACAGGTGGATCTGGAACAAACATTACATTAGCTTCAACAACAAACTTTACTTCTGCAGGTAGAATTTTAGTGGAAGAAGAATTAATATCTTATGCATCTATTGCAGGTGCTAACTTACAATCTATTGTAAGAGAGGTAAATGGAACAAGCAAAGCTGCTCACTCAGATGGAACAGCTGTAACAGATGCCACAAATTTTTCTGATTGGGGTGAAGCAACAGTTGCATCAACGGTGCAACTAGAACCAGGGCTTTGGTCACTAGATAATTTTGGACAAGTATTAGTAGCAACGATTGCTAATGGTAAAACATTTACTTGGGATGCAGGAGGCACATTGCCTTTAACAACAAGAGCTGCAACAACTACTTCTGGTTTTGCAACAGGAAATAATCCAACTGCAACAAGAGCTAGTTTAATATCACCAACAACAAGACACTTAATTCATCTTGGAACAGAAACAACGATAGGAGATCCCACAACACAAGACGATATGTTTATAAGATTTTCTGATCAAGAAGATATAAATACATACGCTCCCTCTGTAACTAATGCTGCAGGCACGCAAAGATTACAAGATGGTAGTAGAATTATTGGATCATTAAAAGCCAAAGAGACTATTTTGATTTGGACTGATAACGCTTTGTACACCATGAAATTTGTAGGAGCACCTTTTACGTTTGGTTTTGAACAGGTGGGTACAAACTGTGGACTTATAGGTAAGAATGCTGCAGTTGAGGTAGATGGTGTTGCTTACTGGATGAGTCCCAACGGTTTCTTTTTATATGATGGTACAGTTAAAACATTACCTTGTTCTGTTGAAGATTATGTATTTGATCAATTAGATATTACAAAAGGCCAACAAGTAAATGCTGGGTTAAATAATTTATTTGGTGAGGTAACTTGGTACTACCCTACTACTTCATCAACATATAATGATCAATATGTAATTTATAATTATGGTGAAAGCAGACAATTACCTATTTGGTACATAGGAACAGAAGCTAGAACAAGTTGGATAGATGGAACTATATATCCCAAACCTTTTGGAACTAAGTTTGACTCTACTGCAGAGGGCACATTTCCTGTAATAGTTGGTGTGTCTGGATTAGGACAAACTACATTATTTGAACATGAAATAGGCACAGATCAAATTAATCCTGATGGAACAACTACAACGGTGCCATCGAACATTACATCGTTTGATTTTGATTTAGATATAGAAGGCACATCAGGTCAGTTCTTTTTGTTTATGCGAAGAATATTACCAGACTTTAAAAATCTTGTAGGAGATGCTAAGATAACTATGTCAGTAAAAAGGTTTCCACAACAAACCGATACTGCAACTACGTTAAGTCCTTTTACGATTACATCATCAACAAACAAAGTTGATACTAGAACAAGAGGACGATACGCAAATATTAAAATAGAAAATGATGGTGCTAGTCAATCGTGGAGATTTGGCACACTAACACTAGACTTACAATTGGACGGTAGAAGATAATGGCAAACGGAATAAAAAGTTTACTTACAAACATTCAAGATATATCCACAGTTCCTACAAATCTTATAGGCGGTATGTTTGGAAATCCTTTTAATCCTACACAACCAATTCAAGCAGTTCTTACTCAAAATCAAAGAGATTATTTAACACAAAAGGCTTTAGAAAAAGGAGGAGAAAGTGGTCTTCTTAGTTATGATGATTATGGAACAAATTTAAAACTTTCAGATATAGTAACTCAACCTTTTACAAACCCAACAGGATTTTCAACGGCATTAACGGCTGGAAGTGTTAGTTATAAAAGAAATCCAGACACAGGAGAAATAGAATTAAATCCCGCAAGTCTTACTTATGATTTTGGTGGTGGATCTAAAGCGTTAGATTTTATAGACCAAGGTGGTTTAATGGGTAAAGCATATAACGTAGGAGAAAGAATAGGAGATTTCTTTTTTGCTCCAGCGGGAGCAGCCGAAGTTACACCTCAAATAAATACTGGAATTACAAGTGGTAGAGATTTTAGTGATTTTGATAAAGCTAGAATGGGTGGACTTGATACGTTACGAGGAAATAATTTATTTTCTAAAGTTGATGCACGAACTGCAGATGAAGAAGCAGCATTGTTAGATGATGCGTTTGAACAACAATTAGCGGAAGCAACTAGAACAGGTGGATTAGGACCTCTTGAAGGTATCATACAAAATTTAAATCCTAAAGATGCTGTCTCGTTTGTAACAAGTCTTTTAACAGGTGGTGCATCAACTGCTTTATCAGGTGTAGCTTCGCTTGCTGATAAACTTGGTATTAGAAGAGGAATGCAAGAACCACGAGGCGCTGTAGGAAAAGGAGGATACGGAGTATCTAGACCAGGAAATACTTTAACAAATCAAACAAGAGCAAATAGAGCACAGTTTAGCGACTTCTATTCAAACTTCCAAGGTGGTGCTCAACAACAAATGGGTAAAAGAGTTGATGATGTAATTAACAGAACAGTTTCAGGTAGAAGAACTAGAAGTGATGCTTCAGATTTTGTTGATAAATATGGATCTAAAGAACAAAAATCTAGATTTGCTGGAATACAAAGAGACAAAGAAAACGTTAAACAAAATCCTTTTGACACGACAGAGGGTCAAGGTGGAGGTGGCGGTAAAGTAGTTTGTACTATGATGAATAAATCTTATGGTTTTGGATCATTTAGAAATAAAATATGGATGAAGTTCCACAAAGATCTTTCACCAGAATATCAAAAAGGATATCACAAAATATTCTTACCACTAGTTAAGGTTGCTAAGAAAAATAAAATTGTTAAAAAAATACTAGAACACATCGCTGTGCATAGCACGATTGATATGAGACAGTCGATGAGAGGTAAAAAACATTTACTAGGTAGATTATATAGAAAAATAATTTTACCAATATGTTATTGGGCAGGTAAAAAATAATGGCAAAGATAGTAGTTAGATTACCAGAACCAAAACCAGAGTATGATATCTCTAACCAAAAGCAAATTAACAGAGCTTTGACTACGGTTGTAGAACAACTTAATTCAACGTTTCTAGAAACAGAAAAAGAGGAGCAACAAAGATTTAATTTCTTTTTATCGTAATGGCAAATGTTTATAAAAATATACAAGCAACAATTAGTTCAGCTGGGTCAGATGTGAGTATGTATACCTCT